CTGACCTTGGTCCCGGATGCACTCGCGGAGCTGGAAGCCTGGCGACGGCAGCAAAAGCCGAAACCGTCCCGTCCGGAGGCCTGCCGGGTGCTGATCGCGCTCGGGCTCGTATCACAGCGGAGGAAATAGATAATGTCCGTTCGCAAGCGCGTGTGGACGACTAAGGCCGGGGAATCCAAAGAGGCTTGGATCGTCGCCTATGCCGATCAGAAAGGCGTCCGGCACATCAAGACGTTCGCCCGCAAGCGGGATGCTGACGCCTACGCTGCAACGGCCAAGATCGAGGTTCGCGAGGGCATTCACACGCCCGCCCGCGAGTCAATCACCGTGGCTGAAGCGGCCGAGGCATGGATCGCTACGGCAGCCTCGAGCGGCCTCGAGCGGTCAACCCGTGACCAGCGCCGGCAGCATGTCGAACACCACATCGTGCCGCTCATCGGTCACATGAAATTGGCTCAGGTGAAGGCGCCGGTCGTGCGGCAGTTCGAGGACACACTGCGCGATCAGGGCCGCTCGCCTGCGATGGTCCGCAAGGTGCTTGTGTCGCTCGGATCGATCCTTGCCGATGCAGTGGAGCGCGGCCTTGCGATCGGCAACGCCGTCCGTGACGTGCGCGCCCGCCGAGGTGGTCCGAAGGATGGCGCGCGCAAGCGCAAGCTCGAGGTCGGCATTGATATCCCGACCGCTGCCGAGGTCGGCAGGCTGATCGCGGCCGCGAGCGCCACGTGGCGACCGATCCTGCGAGCCGCTGCCTTCACCGGCTTGCGGGCGTCCGAACTGCGCGGGCTGCGATGGGTTGATATTGATCTGGCAAACGGCGTTCTGCATGTGCGCCAGCGTGCAGACAAGCGCCGGCAAATCGGGGCGCCGAAATCGGAGGCCGGCTATCGCACTGTGCCGCTGCCGCCTGGCTTGGTCTCAGAATTGCGCGCATGGAAACTCGCATGCCCAATCGGTCCGCTCGGGCTCGTGTTCCCGAATACCCAGGGCAAGATCATGTTCTATCAGTCGCTCGTCCGAGACGGTCTTCAGCCGGCGATGTTGGCCGCCAACGTGACCAGCGTGGTCAAGGACGATGCCGGCCAGGTCATCGCGATCGTGCCCAAGTACACCGGCCTGCACGCGCTACGCCACTTCTATGCGTCGTGGTGCATCAACCGGAAGGCCGATGGCGGCCTCGAGCTCCCGGCCAAGGTCGTACAGTCGCGGCTCGGGCACTCAAGCATCAACATGACGCTGGACGTGTACGGCCACATGTTCCCGCGCGGTGATGACGGCTCGGAATTGGCCGCCGGCGAGCAGGCGATACTCGGCTAGATACGACACAGATGCGACATGGCAGCGGGTGCCGCTGCCTAAGCCGCTGAAATTATTTCCTTTTCTTTAGCGCCACCGCGGATTTGAAGTCCGGACGCATCACCGGATGCGCCTCTCTTCCAAGCCATTGTAACCATTCAGTATTCAGGCTCAGAGCTAATCCAAATTCGGCCTGCTGATGTCGCATTTCTTTGCAACATTTCTCATTGTTTTACAACGATTTCCAAAATGTCTCGGAAACTCCGTGCCACATGCGTGCGACATGCGGCCCCAAATTTAGCACCTGTCGCCATGGCTACATTTCAAAAATCGCCGGTGCGGCAGCAGCCCCAGAAATGGCCGCCAGTTGGGCACAAACCCGCAGTGCCGGGCGGCCGTGCTGTAGCAATGCCACGGCATGCAAATGCATTTACGTCAACGGGAAGTCGATACCGCTGGCGTAGAGCTCCCGCCGCTCCTGCCGGCGGAAGTCGCCATGCCGGTCCTGCGTGAGAGACTTGGCGTAGCGAATGTCCATCACCAATTGCCTCGTGGCCGAGAGCAGATCATCGTCGGCCTTGACCACCAAGCCGCCATCGCGGTGATAATTTCTGAACTCGTCCAGCCACTCGCCCAGGTGTGCAGCCACCTTCAGCCGGCCGGTCGCGAACCGCTGTTCCATCTCGGCGATGCCGTTCTCGAGCGAGAACCCGCCGTCCTTGAACGTCGCGAACGTGGGCCGCATGTGCAAACCCAAATTCCGGTAGGTCTGGCTGAAGGTGACGGTGTTTCCGAAGCCGGTCATTTGACCGTCGTGCGGCCATGCGCAAGGCGCTTCCCACGCCGGGTGCTGCTTGAGGGCGTGCACGTGCTGGATCGGTAGCGCCTGCCGCATTCGCAGCGCGTGCATGATGTAGATGCAATCACTGTCGATATCATGAACCCCGAGCACCGCGGCAAACGGGTGCGCCTGTGCAGACATGCCGCCATGGCTGAAATCGAGCCCCCACAGCCACCGCCAATAACTCGGGACTTGGGCCGGATCTCTCGTGTGTACAATCTCGCTCTCGGGTATCTCAAACACTGCGCCCTCGCCCTGCATGTCTGAGCCATAGGCGCGGGTTGCTCGCTCGGAGGCCTTATAGCGTGCCAGGATCTCGGCGTGCTGCTCCTTCGGGATGTGGTCTGCGTCCTGCAACCCCATGACAATCTCGGCACAGCCATGTCCCAGGCGTTCAATAAACCGCTTGCGAATTGGGGTGCGTCCCAACACCGGAGTCATCGAAACCAGAATGCGGCCCGATGTTGCCGCCAGTCGAGCGAGCGCCTCCCCGTATATCACGTCGTCTCCGCTATCTTCGTCCAGAACTATTTCATCGACGGCTTCACCCTGCCACGCGGTCCGGTCTTGTTCGAACGTCTTCAGCCGGATGATTGCGCTCTTGCCGTTCTCCCGTCGCAGCGTCATCGTATCCACGAAATCAGAAATCCCGCGGGCCATCGTGGTGCCAACGATGTGGTCTAACGGAATCAATCCGGTTCCGAGCCCATCTTGCTGGCGAACGTCACCGAGCAGTTTTGTTTGAACACCGTCTCTTGTTGTTACGCTCGTTGTACAGCCAGCCCATCCAACAAACTCATGCGGTCGCTCGATCGGCGGAGGCACATCAAAGCGCCTGCCCTGATACCAGCCCGGATAGCTTCCGAGAGCGTCGAATGTTAGTTGAGCACAAACTGCTGTTGTTTTTCCGACTTGATTCGCGGCCCGGAGCATCACCTCGGTTTCAATCAGATTGTGAAACTCGAGTTGTTTGGGATTGGGCTTGTAATAGTCAATGCGACGGTATCGCTTCCGGTACTCTAACTCGGTCAACATGCGCTTAGCATGCCGCCTGACTTCGTTTGGATCAGGACCTTGCTCAAGCTCATCGGTCATGCTGCTGTTCCTGTTCCACGCTCAGGCATTTGAACCCATGCGACCGGAGTGCTCGCTTCAACAGCGCACGCAATTGCCGGATGGCATCTGTCCCGGGCAACGGCCGCAGTCGCAACACGAACACCGGCTGCTCACTCTTTGACAACGGTGGCCGTGCCTTCGATGGTCTTGCCATCGGCCAGCTCGAGCATTCGTTCGTACCGTGACAGCCCGCTGAACCCGAACACCTCCTCGAGCTTGGACCGCGGCACATCCAATTGCTTCAACATGCGCAAATGAGTAACCGCCTCCGCGTCATGGTTGATGTGGTGAGTAACCTCGACGGTATGCCGCGTCTCGGTCGGATGCACGCGGTCCATTACGATGCCGATTGCCCGGCCATGGTCGCGGTGGGTGGGGTCTTCAATCAGGTGCTGCAGCCCCAGGATTGCCCGTGGGGCACTGGCCCGTATGCGTGCCTGATCCTCTTCGTGCATCGCCGCCTGGATGCGCGGATCGTTAAACAGTTTGCTGGCGATCACACCCCATGATCGCGCCGAGCTGGTGTCAGTTCCAAATCCGGCCATCTTCGCGGCTTTGACATGTGATCCATGTCCGCGCTCGATCTCATAAAGCGACAGCACAAACGCGCGGTGTTTGTCTGACGGTAACGCGGCCATGCACGGCCCCCACTCGCCGGCCTCGTCCATTTTGAGCGCGGCTGCAACGTCTGGGAGGAGCTGGTTCATCTTGCCTGGCCTCCGGTGCTTGCGTCGTCGTGGTCTTGCCGTCATCGCTCACTCACAAGTTTCTAGTAGCACCGGCGGTGCCACTGAAGAACTTGCCCGCGTTCTTCTATTAGAAGCATCAGGGCCCCACGATCAAAAGATGGTCCGCAGTTGACCGTGGGGCTTGGCGCTTCTGCCGCCAGGAGGGAAGCATCGGCGCCAATTGTCGCTCACGTCCATCCCAGGTCCTGTGGCAATCGAATGGTGCCGCGGTTGGTGAGCACCTTTTGCAATGCCTCCATTCGCTGCCCCAAACTTTTATCCTTCCGCGCCAACACAAAACGAACCCCCTCCCAGCACAGGGACGCATGCGGGTTATAATCACCTTCGATGTCGATCTCGTGCAAAGCCTGCGCAAGCTTCAGAGCCTCGGCGCACATGCCAGCCGCATAAACCTCGCTGAGAAAACCTGCCACCGGATCAGGCATGATCGCTCAGGCCTCTCGCATGATGGTGCGGACTTCTGCGCCATGCCATTGAAACCCTGGCGGCGCCCTGGCCTCGGCATTCTCGAGCACGCATGAATTGATTGCACAGCAAGTCACCACGCCCGGCAGCGCGACATGGGCTCTTTGCCTGGCGGTCAGTTTGACCTTGATGATACATTTCTCACCGGCCGCATTCTCAAGCTCGACTGCGTATCTGTTGTTCATGATCACCTCAATCCAAGCCGGTGCAGGATGTTGTGTGCTTCCTCACTTGCCGGTTGGCCATCCGGCGCAGCAAGTGCAATCACCCGATTGAACGCGCCCATGAGCCGAGTGGCTTTTAGGTCACCGGCCAAAAACGCCTGCCGGTTGGATGGATCTCGAAAATACTGGTCCCGTACCTGGCGCATCAGCACCGCGTCTCCTTCCGTCGGCCTGTCCGTACGGGCGCCAGAATCAAGATCGTTCAGGTATTGCTCACTCTCGTATGGCAGGGCTGTGTTCTGGCGCAGCCCGTCAATAGCGACGGCACGCTCGCGGCGGGTGAGGCTATCCGGGCCGGCCGTCGTCTCAATCGGGAATGATTGCTCCTGTTGCGGGCTCTCATTCGCCGCTACAACAATCTGATTGAGTTGGTGCCACTCTTTGGTCAGACCGGGCGCACCTGTGAGTAGCTGCTCTTTGAGGTTCTTATCGCCATATATTTGGTTGAGCCTTTCACGAGCTTGCACCAAGCTGCCATTGAATGCCGGCGGCGGAAGCGACGTGTCCGGCTGCGACACCACCCCCGTCGTGCCGGCAGGAAGGCCCAAAACCTGCCCGTCGTTCGTGTAGACTACGCCACTATCTGCATCAGCCATTTGCCTGTGCTCCTTGTTTGCGCGCCTGCTCGATCATCTCAGCCAGAGGCGCGATCTGTCTCATGATATCGCTGTACTCGGCCGAGCTATATATTCCGTGTTCAACCATGCTGACCTGCTGCCGGCGCAGCTGATCGAGCTTGACCTCGTCAGGGCTGCGGGTTTCCGGTTGCCGCTCTGCCGCGACTGCCTGCATGGCCTCGCGCTCGGCATCTACCTGGCTTTGCAAAGGGACGATCTCGGCCATCACAGCAAAATATTCCGCCTCGCGATCCGGGTCCTCCGCAAGCTCGACCTGTTTGGCCAGCAACTCGCCGAGCTTGACCGCGGCCGGCGAGCGCGACTCATCGGCTTGTTCTGATAGGAGGCCAGGAGCCCGGCCGCCGCGCATGAGATTGATTGCGTAGCGCGATGCGTTAGCTATGGCTGTCGCGAGCGACGGGACTTTCTCGGGAGTCAGGTCCAGATTGCGGCCCGGGGAAACCCCTCCGGGGAATGACGGCACTTGCTGCAGCCCCGGCACTGTAGCGCCCCAAGGCTGCGCTCCCTGCCTAAAAAGCTCGAACTTGACCAGAGCTGCAATGCTGCCGCCGGTCAAAGCCGCGCCCTGAAAGTTGTCGACTGCGATGGCAACCTCGCTGTCGCCACGCGCAAATACCGGCAGGAACTCGCCGCGGGCTTTCACAATGCGATGGAAAATCTCGACGCTTTTGCCGATGGTCGCCTCGAGCTCTTTGGCGAGATCAACGGTTCCGTTCAGCTTTTTCTCAAGCCGATCGATCGTAGCCTGCTTGCGCCGTTGCGCTGCCGCAACTTGCTGGTTTTTGATCTCCTCGCCCAGGCCCTCCACGCGATCGGCCTCGATCTGCGCAAGAGCCCGCAGGTCACTAATATCCTTGTCGATGCTGACGATCGGTTCGGTACGGTCATCGGCGAGCAGCATTTCCTTGCGCTTGTTGCCGAGCATGGAAATAGCCAGCTCGATTTCGGCCTGACGCTGGCGGGCTGCAGTAAGCTTCTGGTGCGCGTTCATGCGGCCCTCGCTTGCTGGCCCTTCGCAGCACGGGCGGCTTTGGCGAGGTAGTGGCGAATTTGCCCGGCGAGGCTCCGATCCTGCCGCTCGGCTTCATTTTCCAAGAATCGGCGCAGCTCTGGCTCGAGCGGGACAGTAACCTTGTCGGTTTTCATATGACGGGCCTCCCTTCAGGCATGGGAGAACGCCGTATATGATGCGGGAAAATCGGAAATTCACGGCTTAGAACGCGAGGCGCACACCGCGATCTACGCCGGCATGCTCAAGAAGTACGGCGGCGTGGTTGATGGCGGGAAAGCGTCAGGAAATAGCCGCAGCAAGGATAGACCCAAGCCATTTGGGTCTATCCCTACCGTCACCAGCAAGACCGCAGCGGAGTAGCACGAAAGGGCACGAACGACCCGCACCATGCGGTTCAGTTGACCGTCACCAGCAAGACTGCCGCCGACCTCGGCATCAGCGATGACCAACAACATTATTGGACCCGCACCATGCGGGTCGAGTGCTCCTACCATCACCAGCAAGACCGCAGCCGACCTGGATCGTCGGAATGTTGTACTCAGGATCAACACGTCGCATCAGTTTGGTTGCATTCTTGACGCGATTGCGCACGGTCTCGTCGGTGATACCAAGATCGGAGGCTGTCTTACTTGTGACGGTCTGAAGTTGACCCAAGCCATTTGGGTCAACTCTTGGTTTCGGTCGGCTAGTGCCGGGTCTGCAGCATGTCCGCCAGGGCGTCCCAGGCCGCATCCCGGTCGCGGTGTTTGCCGGGAATGGCGACCCAAGCGCTGGCGCGTGCCCGACAGGCACCGGAACAGTGGCCATCGGGGTCAACGTCGATCATCAACGCAACCCACGAGTGGCTACGACTCGTGCGGCGCATGAGATCGAGCACAAACCAGCCGGGCGGAGCCTGATCGACGATTTTGACCTCTGCGAACCGCTTCACAGCCACCACCTAGCGAGGGCAGCGACTGACAGAACTACAGCGATGGCGATCATAATTTCAACGCACGCGCAGACAAGCGTGCTCTTAGCCTGAGCCATGGCCTACATCCTTGGTTCGGGTTAGGCCGCGTAGGGTGTGCAACCACCTTGCGCGGCCGCTGCCAGGGCGGCAGGTGTTACAGTCTGTAATGGTTTGTAACGGTTGTCTAGTAGGCACGATCGAGCTGGCGCTCGCACTGGCTGAGGCGCGTGCTGAGCATGAGAGCGATCGGGCGTTCGGTCATTGGCTGGTGGATAACGATCTGGATGAAATTGGCCCGCACGATCGTGCTGCACTGATCAGCATGACCAACAATATCAGTCTCGCGCGCCAGATTTTGTTGGAGACAAAGCGAATTTCATGGAAACACATTTGGCTCGAAGAGATGCAGAGTATGTTTGTCCACGTGGACATAGATGCTCCCGTATTTGATCCCGAGCCGAAACGCGAAGAACAGGCATCCAGCGCGTCTGAATTGCCCAAATCGGAAATCGCATCCGTCGAAAAAAACGTAGAGCACCTGAGAGGAGACCCGCTTACTCGCAGCGCACGCGGGCGCGGGCCAAGGTCATGCTCAACGGATGATGCGTCGGGCCGCCGGCTCTACGCGGAACGAAGCAAATGCCGTCGACGATAAAATGCGGCCCTTCAGGTTTGCCGGTGCAAACGTCAAGAATTTCGCCGGGCCAAACAACCGCCGGGTCGCGCTCGAACTTTGGCGGCCGGGTCACCCATGGCCGATCGCGGCCGCCAACGCCGCGGGTGGCTTTCTCGAGATAAGAATTGTGCCGGCCCATCAGCCAAGCTGTGCGCGTATCTGAGCAAGCCGGTCGTTGTGCGCTTTGACAGCCGCCGCGTGCTCGGCCTCGCGCTTGGCAAGCTCGGCAGTGCGCGCATCCAAGGCTTTATGGCGTTCAGCGTGGGCGGCACTGGCCACGGATTGCTCCAACGCGCGCTTGTCGAGCTCATTCGCACGCTGCACAATGCCGTGCTTTTCTTGCTGAAGATCGGCCAGCTTCTTTGCAGCCGCTTCAGCACCGCGCTTTGCCGCATCATGCAGAGCGAGTGCTGTGCGAACCTTGTTCTCAGCAGTGGTCAGCATGGTCAAGCGTTCGCGGCTGGCCTTTGCATCTGACGCGATTTGCAGCAGTGTGATTGCATATTCCAACGGGGTGCTCATTTTAATTTATGCCTCGCGCTTTGAGTTGTTGATCCAGCGCCCCGAAGTTAAACCCCGTGTCGTCGCCTTCATTGGCAATCACCGCGAGCTTGAAACCCGCCACCGAAGGAACAATTCGCGTCTCGGTTTGATTGGCGGCCAGCCGCTGGTTGCTGATAGACGCCACCGGGTCCTCGCCGAATTTCACGCTGCACGGGACGTCCGCGTGCAC